ACAAGGAACTCAAAATCCTTATCAAACTCTTCGATCGACTCGAACTGAGCATAGCGAGGACGGCTACCGTATACGTCCTTGTACAGGTCCGAGTAGATATCACCATCATGGCTGTTGGTCAGCGTGTTGATATCCGAAAGAGTCAGCATTTTAGAAACCTTTTCACTGGTTGATATATTCATTATACACAGGTTGGAATTAATGTACACAACTATTTTAGCCGTGCATCTGAATTCCCTTGATGTGCGGCGAGATCTGGCTAGCAGAGTAGAGCAAACAAAGGCCGCAAGATTGGTTCAACCAACCCAGCGGCCCGTGTAGTAATTTATAATGGAATATCTTATTCCACAGTTTTTGAGGCCGTGGAAATGACAGGACTAAGCAAATATCTTCTTAAAAAGAATGGCGCAATATTTACCTAATAGGTGCACGTCTTCCAATATTGTACTTGGTCACGAGGTTCCACTCATCCTTCTCCTTGAACGGAAGGATCTTGATCTGGCTTAATGGTGTGAGTGGTTCGGCGGTCGAACCTTCCTCAGCTAACTTAATCAGACCCCAGTCAACAAGCAGGTTTGTGATAGCATTTCTACGGCCCTTGTCTTCATCAGAGAAGTTTGATGGCTTGCCGTCCAAAGCAAACAGCTCCTTGAAGTGGACGATGTAATACTTGCCTTGCTTGTGTAGGATGTGGCATGATTGGTACAGGGTCTTGTCTTTACGTGATGCGACACCAATACGCGTCAGCGTTTCACGGACTTTTAGGAAATCGTCTTCCTCTCCCAGTTTTACCTCAATTAAACTATCGACTACGTTCATTTTTAACTCCACCCTTATCAAGTTTATTTTTTATTGTTTTCATTTGATTTGGGGAAAGTAATTTAATTGCGGCTTTCGCCTTTTGACGGTTGTAGCCGTAGTAAGACATTACCAGTTCTAAATCACTATCCTTATCTTTCTTCACCCATTTCGAAAATCGTTTACTGGGTCGTACAATATTTATTAGAAATGAATATTGCAACTTGTTATCCAGACCATGATGACAGTTCATCATGTTGGCAACGTGGATGGTGTCCTGAAAGTAGGAGAGTGACTTGTTGGTAAGGAATGCGTTGTACGTTTTCTCCGCTAGTTGGTCGTTCTCGGTTCCCTTCATCAAGTTCTTCTTGGTAGAATTGATGGAGTTTACAAAATCAAATGGGTTCATCCTGGTTTCTGCCCTTCATAATCACGTCGGCAGACTTGTCAAAGAAGTCTGCACAATTCTCACAGATCTCAAGAAACACCGTTCCTTCATCGGTTTTCATCCGCATTTCATGGAACGGTGTGCTCTTGGGATACTTATCTTCACAAACGGCACAGGTTTTGTTCCGTTTGTACCAGGTCATAGGAACTCGCAGTCCGCCATGATCTCGGTGAGACATGCAGTCAGGTTAATCTCAGGATCAGCTGCGAATGCATTCTGATACTGATACTTTGCAAGGTGGAGGACTAGGACTGGAATGGAGTCAGCCTTGATATAGTCCTCAGCCTTGTCAAAGAAGGCGCGGAAGAACTCGGTCGTATCCATGTCTGACTCTGCAACCCACTTACGCATCGCCGTGAAGTTACGATCCTTCATGTACGAGATAAGTTTGGCAAGTGCAGTGTCAGAGAAGTTGGATAGAATGCCCGAGTCAATGTTACCAGTAGCCGAGTACTGCTGGAGTTCATTGAGAACGCGCCGCCAGTCGGGGAAGTGCTTGGTCAGAACCTGAGCAACAACCGCCTTCTCGAAAGGAACGTTCTCCTTCTCGAGAATGACAACGACTCGCTTCATGAACTGAGTTGCGAGACCGGCCATCTCTGCCTTTGAGATCTTGAAGTTGATGACCGAACACCGTGACTGCAAAGGCTCGATGATACGATCCTTGAAGTTGCAGGTCAGGATGAAACCACAGTTGGCCGAAAACTCTTCCATGAAGTTACGAAGGGCCGGTTGGGTAGACTGTGCATTCAGATAGTCAGCCTCGTCAAGGATAACATACTTACGACCACCAGACAGAGAGATGGAGGAGGCGAAACGAGCAATGTCGTTACGCAAGGTATCAATACCACCGTTCATAGAACCGTTGATAACGATATAGTCACAGCCCAGTTCCTCACACATGGCCTTCGCCACTGTTGTCTTACCGACGCCAGCAGATCCGGACAAGATGAGGTTAGGGATATTCTTCTGATCAACGAACTGTTGGAAGACAGTTTTTAGATGTGTAGGAAGGACTGTGTCCTGGATAGTTTTGGGTCTGTAGCGTTCTACCCAGAGAAATTCTTCTAACATAATATATCTCCATCACAAACAAAATTAACCGTCGTACTTCGAATTGCTCTCCACAGCGATCCAGTATTCTACGTTCTCGCCCTTGAAGTGGCTGAGACCCTCCGACGAGATGGAGACATCGTACTTACCTGGGATCAATTTGATGTTGTCTGAACGGAAGACCATGCGGAAGTTTGCATCGGTCTCACCAACCTCGACACTGAATGAGTCGTTAGTCGAACCCTTGGTGTCAATAGCCTGAAGTAGGATACGACCTTTGATGCCTGTGACAGCAATGTCAGGCAGTTGCGAAACACTCAGTGCCTTCATGACACGACCAAGAGCTTCTTCGGTCATGGTGAAACAAACCTCTGGGGTTGGCAGTTCGATTTCCTTGTCAGGTGCAACCATAATTAGTGAAGGATCACTAAATGCATACTTAAACTTGTTATTGTCCTCGATAATCTCAACATACGAATCCTTAAAAATCAATTCAGGTTCATTGAACAGCGAGATCGTACCAAGAAATCGACTTAGATCGTAGATGGCAAATGTAGCATCAAACTCCTGATTAAGAAATGCACGAGCAAGCACAGACTTTGTAGGCGAGATAGTTCGCACCTGGTTGCCTCGCTTAATCATAATGTTCTGATTAACCGACGAAAAGTTCTTGAGGATCTGAATAGTATTTGAGTTAAACTTCATAATATATCTCCATGTTAAAATAATTTATCCGCAGTCATTTGCCAGTATAGCACGATTGCGGATAAGTGTACATCACTGTTTTACTTCTTCTTTAATTGACTAACGTCTGCAGTTGCGGCTGCGCCGATCTGAGCCAGATCGACAAGACTGCCACCAAAGACATACATGCCGACGTGCTGCAGTTGCATCCACGGACAGAACCATACCTTCATGCCAGCCTTACGAGTCCACTGACAGAACATATAGTCTTCCGACAGGTATCGCTTCGTATCTGGGCAGATAGGAGTATCGAAGAACGCCATGATCTCACGCGAGCCATCGAAGTGCTCAGTGCGAACATGATCAGGCTTGTACATTTGCTGAGGATAAGCTTCCTGGAACTTCTCGAATGTGTTACGGCGGATCATCATGAAACCGGTACCAGCTTCAAGAACTTCAACCGGCTCACCGAGCGGAATCTCACCACGATCGCCAGCAGGATTGAAAACGTAGTCACCTACATAACGTTCAAGATTGTTGGGATCTTCATCTGCAAAGCCTTTGTCGACTGCTAACTTAATCTTTTCCCAGCTGATGCACTTCTTCGGATAAGGGCCGGCAATGATATCATAATCATCATCTTCTGGATTCTGTGACTGAAGAGCAAGCAAAGCAATCACATCGTTGGCATTGAAGCCAATGTCCGAGTCGATGAACATCATGTGAGTGTCACCCGAACGCATAAACTCGTCAGCACAGTAGTTACGAGCTCGAGTAATCAGCGATTCATTGAACAGAAAGTAGAATCGAACCTGAATACCATAGTGAGTGCAGAGAGCCGAAAGGTCTGCAATCGACCGTGTGAACATACCGGCACATTGGCCACCATACATTGGAGCAGCTACAAAGAGCTTACGCTCACGAAGTTTTTCAATTGGAACGTTAATTTCAATACCCATAATTAATCCTTATTTTCGATATCGTGTACATGAAGTGCAATGATTGCGTAGTGGATAACCTTCATTAGGTCTTTGCGCCAGTCTTCTGGCGTGCCCTTGTGGCCATATCGCTGAGCGTATTTAAGAATATTCCCAATGGTAAATCCAATGCCATGTCCACCGTCAATGATAAATTCAGTAGCTTGGTAATTGTTTTGGGAATAGTGTTCACCGTAAGTCTTATTTACATACTCGGTGATTTCTTGAAGGAGCTTGCCTTCATTGTATTTATAATCGATCAAATACTTTACTGGAAGTTCTGGCTTAAATTTATTTGCATCAGTCATTTGTTCTTCAATCTGCTCAAATTGATCATAGTAAATATCGGTTGTGTTTTCCATTATGCAAAAAAGTCCTCTAGTGTGGCTGGTTTATTTTCAACAAGACCGCTCCACTTGCGTCCTTGCCAATGTGGATAGGAGTTACGAGAAAGGTGTACAGACTTTGGCTTCTCCATATGCTCAAAGTCAAGTTCACCTTTGTCATTCATGAGATAGTCAACCCACTCGATAAAGTTGACACTACCTTGTGCACACAGCTTCTTCATCTCATCTTTGAAAACGAGACGGCACCTGTTGCGATCTTCCCACGAACCATAGAACGGTGTGCCTTTGTAGTAACCAGTCTTCGGCAATGCACGAGACTCATTCTCGATAGGAAGCAACTCGTATGCATAGATCTTTGCAAGATCTAGCTGAGATAGTTGCTCATAGTATCTATTCGCAAGATCACGAGTTGCCTGTTCAGGATTCGGCTGGCGCATCAGATGGTGACGCACGTCGATGTTGCCAAAGTAGAACTCAGCAATCTCGTGATATGGTTCGATGAAGGAACTCAGACCCTGCTTCAATGCACCATGTAGAGTCTTGAACGGTACCGAGTTAACAAACCAGCCCGGGCGATACATGCAGATTGCATGACTATCACCTGCAACCGCACGATTTACACGCTCGATCTCACGTATCGTGATAGCAGTGTCCTCTAGAATCTTAAGATTGTCCCAATCAACAAGATGCCAGTCAGGATGGATGTCACCCTTCATACGTGGCTTCAGCATCTCGGAATACTTTGGATGATCGATCCACAGCGAGTACACCGGACCCTTGATCTTCGAGTAACGAATCAAGTTTCCGATGTTGTTGTAGTTCTTCATACCGCCGAAGAGATTCAGCGAACCGCCCCAGTCGTTGCCATGATAGACATAGACATCGTCAAATGCATTCGGATCTGGTGCAATGTTGCCAGTGCGATCGAGATGCACATTTGGAGTATGCTCGACACTCAACTGCTCTGCATAGATTGCAGCCTGTGCAGCACGGTGCGAGTGGATGTTAGACGAGACGTGGGTGAAAGGGGATGTGATTAAGATGCTCATATAGTCCCTTATAATATATTTCACATATATTGTACATCAAAAAGTTCAAAATATTATAGAAAATCAGCAAGCGATTGTCTAACATCGTTTTTTGGCCAATCGCGATAACTATCTACGCGGCTATAGATCGTCAAATCGTTGAGTTCAGGCTCCTTGCCGACATTCCAGAATAGAATATTTCGGCCGGTGTTCTTTGGAATATACTTCCACACCTTGCCATCGTACGTATCAATACACGGGAATGGTGGCAGGTTCTCTGGTTTTTCACTCTGAGTAAACGCCAACGGATCTGAGATAACCTCGGCACGACCAAGTTCACCTGCCTTCAGGTTACGAGACACAGCGACCGAGTGGAACTTAGCATTTGGCCATGCAATCTGCATCGCACGAGAGAGAACTCCAGTCGAGATAGCAACATACACTTCCTCAGGCTCTTCAATCTTCGATGCAGCCTTGACAATACCAGCGGTGACGAGTTCGTGCTTCAGACCGAGCGGAACGAAGAATGCATCCTCCTGAGAATCTGCCCAGTCCTTGGCGATCTTGTTCAGATTTGGCATGGCAGCAATACGATGGAATGACGCCTCGGCACCTCGTTCAATACAACATGCCTGGTGATGCGAGATGCATTGAGCAGAAGGCATGAACAACTTTACCTTCTTATCATAGCGCTTAGCAACGTCAAGAATAGAGACGCCAGCCAGACCGGTACGTGGTTGAACATACACGATGGTCGAGTGATTTACTTTTGAAAGCAAGCAATCACCACCACGAACCTTAGTACCGGTGATCAGATCATCACGAACACAACGCACGCCATCATGGACAGTAACTACAGGATCCGGATATGGATCTGTCCAGTTTGCTGCAAGTTCTAGATAGTAGTCCTTAGCCTCTTGCCAGCTGCGATAACCTACATCCTGGTTATAACCATCGATGACATGCTTATTGTGACTCATAGTGCCCTCGCCATTTCTTTGTATTGCTCGACAGAAATGCCTGCCTGCTTTAATATATAGTCGTCCGAGGGGTGAGCGGTCATGCCATTGAACGTCTTCACCAGGCCAAGGTCGAGCATTGCTTTTTGCCGTCCGAAGGGATGATCCTTGATGCGACAGCTTGACCAGACTGAATCAAAACAGAGATGATTGTAGTCTGCTCCAGGTTTGACATAGTTCTCGACCCATCGGATAAAGTCGCAGCATACATCTTCTGCGTTGTAGGGGTAGGCGCCTGTATCGGCATAAATCTTCTCCATTACTTTGTCGAGGAATGCTTCCTGCTTGAGTCTATCGGTGTTGTTTGCCAAGTACGAGATACACTCGACAGCATTCGTACCATAGTAGAACGGACTGTCGAGGTTACAGTACTGAGGATACCAGTCAGCAATGTCTGCTACAACCGCTGCATATTGGAACTTGTATTGACGAAGACCGTTGGCAACATTCCATGCCAGCATCCAGTCACCAATCTCGCGAAGATCTCTCTTGGCGTTGCTGCCCTCAAGCCACTCGGCCAGATCTCTGACAAGACGTGGTGCAAACTCTGACAGGTAGTAGTCGCCGCCCTTCTTGTAGTTTGAACCAGCCGGCACCTTCGGGAATGCAGGGAACTGATAACCCACCGACGTATAGAATGGATACGGATGATGATTTACACGACGAATCATGTCCTCGATGGACATACACTCGTACAGATGTGGAAGCAGAGTGTTGTGGTAACCCGATGGCTTCTTCGAGTAGTTGATGCCAGAGCCGGTTACGCGATGGAGGATAAAGATGTACAACCACTCTGGGAGACTGAAATCGGCATGCTTGCCTGTCCAATCGCGTGCAATGTACCCACGTTCGCGCGTATGGAGTCCTTGTTCCATCTTATGGAAGTAAGGATGTTCTGGCGTCCAACCATAGAAGACGTCGTTGACAATCTGAGAAAAGCCGGCAAACTTCCGCTCTACAACGTCATAGAGTTCGACGTTCTCAAGAAGATCGTCGTTCATATTACTTTCAAGGTAGGGAATTGTGCCTAGATTACACTTTGCCTGTTGGTCTTTGGCAAGTTCAAAGTACCGTAGATACTCATCATAATATTGTGTAGTTTCCATTATTCCATCTCATAACAAAGAAACGTGACTCCAGACTCCTTGAACATTTCTGCCGTTGTTTGCATCGATGTCCTCCAACGATCAGGAATATCCGAAGGATACTCCATGATCACCTTCTCGATACCGACCTGAATAATACCCTTGGCACACTCAGAACAGACAGGAAGACCGGTCACATATAAAGTTGCACCATTAAGAGATGCACCAGTATGACATGCATTGTAGATGGCATTCATCTCACCATGCACGACATACTTATACTTTTGCTCACGATCTTCATAACGATTATTGGTGTCCTTGACACCACGTGGAAAGCCATTATAGCCTTGACTAAGAATCTGACCCTTTGTTCCTACGGCTACGGCTCCGACCTTGACGGACGGATCCTTCGACCACTTCGAAACTTCTCCAGCAATATCGAGATAACGGCGTGTCCACTTGTTCATTACTTTACCTTATCAAAGTGCCGTTCGTAGACATGAAGATTGCCGACATGCCAGATGATCTTGGTCTTGGTGATACCGAGTGCAGCACCAAGAAGCTTGACGACATGATCTTGCCATGCATAGTCGTTGCGATAACCAAAGACGACATCGTTGCTACGCATCTGAACCACGGCGATCAGCTCATCATCGCGAATCATGTATTGCACTGCATTGGTGCACATGAAGTCGGACATGCCGTTGAAGTTGTAATCGTACCACATCGTCGGACGAGTGTAGATCATGACTGCACGACGGCTGTTGGGATTCTCACGAAGCTCGTTCAGTACTTTCCAATACTGACCGTAGTTGTCATCAGACCAAATACACCAACCATAGTTCGAGTTGACGTAGCCGTTCTCGTCAGCGACCTGCTTCCAGATCTCAGGGACTGGAGCCGGAATATCATAGACGCTGAGCGACTTCGACTTGTACCAAGCCAGCTCACGATCGACGTAGTCTTGATTGACCTTACCGAAGATGGTCGGTTCGTCTGCTTCGAAGGTGGCACCGATCATCTCGATCGTCTTGACACCAGTCTTGTCTGTGACAAAGTTTCCAGATGCAAGTTCGTCGACGAAGTGCTGACGGATATCAGAAACCTTTAGCATTGCTTGTTACCACCAATCTTGCTGCCATCAATCTTCGGACGGTTGAGATAGTCACGGTTAGGATCTTGACCTTCCATCTTGCCACGAATGTAAGAGACAGCAAAGCTAGCATAGTTGATCAGGTCTTTG